TCGAGGAGGCCGTGGACCGGGCGCTGAAAAACCGGACGGGAGCGCGGAGCAGGCTGGCCTATGACGGAGGATACTGATGAAGGTTTACAAAACGGTCCAGGGGGACATGTGGGACTCCATCGCCTATCGTCTGATGGGGGACTGCAAATACACGAATCTGCTGATCGAAGCGAATCAGAAGTACGTGGACGTATTCATGTTCAGCGCGGGGGCGGAGCTGGTGATCCCGGAGGTTCCGGACGAATACCTGCTGCCCCTCCCGCCGTGGAAGAGGAAGAGTAAATGAGCGACAGAGGAACGTCAAGGCGGGCGGAGGTACGGATCGTCTTCGAGGGATCGGACATCACCGAGGACATCCGCCCTTATCTTCTCTCCATGACCTACACGGACAACGAAGAGGACGAATGCGACAACCTGTCCATCGAGCTTCAGGACCGGAGCGGGGTATGGCTGGAATCCTGGGCGGCCTCCGCCATGACGGACGCGGCTTTATCCCGGAAAATCGCGGGGACGATCATCCGCAAGAACTGGAGCGGCAAGGGGGAAGACGAAGTGCTGGACTGCGGGGAGTTTGAGCTGGACTCCGTTACGATTTCCGGTCCGCCGTCAAAGGTTTCCCTCGGGGCGGCGGCTCTCCCCTGGGCCGAACCGGTGCGGCAGACGGTACAATACCGGGAATGGGAAGACTACACACTGTCCGGGATCGCCGCAGAGATAGCGGTAAAGGCGGGAATGGGAATTCAGTGGCTCTCCGCGTCCAATCCGCGCTTTGAACGGGTGGAACAGTTCGGTGAATCAGACATTGTATTTCTGTCGGAGCTGTGCCACGCGAACGGGATGAGTCTGAAAGCGACGGACAGCCAGATCATCGTATTCGACCAATCCTCCTTTGAAGCGGCCTCCCCCGTGCGGACAGTGCGGAGAGGGGACGGGAGCTACATCGGGTACTCTCTGGAAAGTGGAGAGGCAAACACACTGTACTCCTCCTGCCGGGTGAGCTACGTACACCCGGAGAAGGGATTGATCGAGGGGACATACAACAATCCGGACGATAAGGGGAAAAAGAACGAGCAGACCTTGGAGCTGAAGCTTCAGGTTCAGGACGCAGCGGAAGCGGAATGGAAGGCGAAACAGTATCTCCGGCTGGCCAATAAATTTGAAATGACAGCCTCGTTCACATTTCCCGGGAATCCGCTGTTCTGCGCAGGCATGACGCTCGGGCTATCCGGGTTCGGGGAATGGGACGGCAAGTACATGATCCGGCAGGCAGTTCATACGGTTACGGGAAGCGGTGGATATACCACTTCCGTGAAGCTGAGGATGGTTCTCAATGGATATTGATTTCTTCAACGGAAGGGCGGTTCAAAGGTCAGGCGCTGCAGCTTCACTTCACAATCCGGACCGCATTCTCGAACGGATGATCCAGCTCGGGAAGGTGATGGCAGTGGACGAGAAGAAGCACGCGGCGCGGGTGAAGTTCGAGGCGACGGGCATTATATCCGGCTGGCTGAAGATCGTGGACGCCCGGCCATACTTCCCGGACTACGACGAGGAGCTGACGGAGCAGTTCGACCGGGAGCCGGAATGCGAACGGGTCCGCTGGGAGGAGAACGAGGACACCGGGGCGGAGGATATTCTGATCCTCGAGACGGAGGACATGATCTATCCCTTCGAGGGGGAGGATCCGCAGCCGACACCGGAGCCGGAGCCCGAGCCCGAACCTGAACCGGATCCGGAAGAGGACGGAGAAGAAGACGGCGCCGGAGAGGACGGAGAAGGCGGAGAGGGCGGAGAAGAAGACGGCGCCGGAGAGGACGGAGAAGGCGGAGAGGGATCCGGGAGCGAGGAACCGGTCACCCCGAGTGAGCCGGTCGAACCTGAGCCGGTCGATCCCGAGCCGGTTACCCCGGAAGACGAAGACGAATACGGCGGGGTGCGGTCACACTCCAACAAGGTGAAGACCAGGATGTGGCTGCCGCACATCGACGACATGGTGCTCTGCCTGTTTCTTCCCGTCCGGAACGGGGCCGGGTTCATCCTCGGAAAGATATGGCCGTGAACATTTGCAGACTGATGAGGAATAAGCGCGAGGAGGAGGGAGAAAGTTGATAGTCGGGTGTCTCGGAGACGTGGAATTTTCTGTCTCCTCCGAACTGGTGGAAACCTTTGAAAACATGAAATGGCAGGGAGCGGCGCGGATCGCCACCCACGAGCGGCATCTGAACGGCTCCCTTGCGGAGTTCACGGGATCGGACGCAGAGAAGGTCTCCTTCGATTTCGTGATCTCGGAATTTCTCGGCATGACCGGCGTTCAGCAGGCGCTTGACAAGCTGCGGCTCTACATGGAGAACGGGCGGGTCCTGCCGCTGGTGATCGGGACGAAGAGCTACGGGCGGTACCGCTGGCTGATTCAGTCTCTCGACACCTCGAAGAACATCTTCGACGGGCGGGGGAAGCTGCTCTCCTGTCACGTCTCCGTTTCCCTGATCGAGTACTTGAAGAGGTGACGGAATGGCAGTACAGAACAACATCGTCACGGGAGGGATCAACCTCGGGCGGATCACCCTGAACGAGACCGACACGGTGCGGGCGGTGCTCCAGAACGTGAGGAACATTCTCCGGACGGCGCTGGGGACGGTGCCGATGTACCGCGAATTCGGGACCGACGCGCGGTTTGTGGACACTCCGATCAACGTGGCGACGCCCATTATTTACGCGATCATCCGGGAGGCCATCGAGGAGTTCGAGCCGCGCTGCGAGGTGGTGGACATCGACTTTGTGCCGGACGTTTCCAATCCCGGCGCCCTGCTTCCGACGGTGAGGGTACGGATCAAAGGAGAAGAAGAGTATGTCGTCTGACTATAAGTTTATCGACACGACCACGGGGACGCTGACGGACAAGCTGATCGCCGCGTATGAGGCCATATGCGGGGTGAAGGTCTGGCCGGCGTCCCCGGAACGGCTGTTTATAGCCTGGGTGGAGGCCGCCATTCTGGACGAGCGGGTGCTGACCAACTGGACCGGGAATCAGAACATCCCTTCCCGTGCGGACGGGGCGAACTTGGACGCGCTCTCGGAGCTGTACTACACGCAGGAGAGACCGGCGGCCAAGGCTGCGGAATGCACGGTGCGCTTCCGGCTCACGGCGGCGCAGGCCTCCGCTATCGTCATTCCGGCGGGGACGCGGGTGACGGGAAAAGCCCCGAAGCTGGTCTGGGAGACGGAGGAGGACATCACGATTCCCTCCGGTTCTCTCTACGGGGACGGGACGGTGGTCTGCCAGACGCCGGGAACGGAGGCGAACGGGCTCATGCCGGGGAAGATCGACACGGCGGTTGACCTCTGGGACTACATGGACGGCTGCGAGAACATCACCGTCACCGACGGCGGCACGGACACGGCCACGGATAAAGAGTTCTACGAGCTGATGCGGCAGAGCATGGAGGCGTTCTCTGTTGCCGGGCCGTCCGGGGCGTACAAATACCACGCCATGGGCGTTTCCACGGAGCTGAAGGACGTGATCGCGGTGAACCCGAAGAAGGACGACGCGGGGAATCAGATCGACGGGGCGGGGATCGTGGAGATATACGCCCTCGGTCCGGACGGTGAGCCCGCGACGGAGACCATGAAGGCGGCGATTCTCGAAGCCTGTTCCGCCGAAGACGTGCGTCCGCTGACGGATCATGTCTTCGTGAAGGATCCGGTTCCGGTGGAATACTCCATCGACCTGACGTACTACCTGCCGCGGACCTCTCCCCAGGGCGGCGCGGCCATTGTGACGGCGGTAAACGAGGCGGTTGAGGCTTTCAAGGTCTGGCAGAGTGAGAGGCTGGGGCGGGACATCAACCCTTCGCAGCTGATCGGGATGCTGATGGACTGCGGGATCAAGCGCTGCGTCGTCCGCTCCCCCGCCTTCGCGGTTCTCTCCGACGGCACCTTCGAGGATGTGACGGAATACCGGAAGCCGGAATACGCGGTCTGCACATCCGTCACGGTAGTCAACGGCGGCGTGGAAGACGAATAAGGAGGGCCCATGAAAATCACGAAAGAAGCCCTTCTTTCCACGCTGCCGGTGGTGCTGGACGAAGACGAGGGCATGAGGGCGCTGGCGGAGCCCATTGCGGAAGAGCTGGCGGCGCGGCTCCCGGAGATCGATCTGGTGCGGCTTTACTCCCGGATCGACGAGCTTCCGGAGGAGCTTCTGGACATTCTGGCCTACGACTTCAAGGCAGACTGGTGGGAGTACGACGCGACGCTGGACGAAAAACGGGCGGTCTTCAAGAAGATCTGGTTCGTGCACCGGCACAAGGGAACGAAGGGTTCCGTCGAAGAGGCGGTGGGCGCTCTGTTCCCCGGGGCCGAGGTTTCCGAATGGTTCCAGTACGGCGGGGAGCCCTACCACTTCCGGATGAACGTGCCGATCAGGGAGCAGCAGGTCCGGAACGCGGCGACGGATTACAAGGAC